ACTTGTACAGATAAGAATGTATCGAAGTCTGGTGCAGCTCTATAGACATAACTCTGTAACTGACCATTCAATACAGGGTCGCCTATGTCTAAACTAGCTGTGAATACCGCTAAAGCATCGTTGATAACAGACTGCTCTTGTGTGGTAAGGTCTGCATTGTTTTTAGTTGTATAAGTTATACGTGTAGAAAGCTTCTGATTAGTGGCTGGTGTGTAACAAACTATAGTGGCATCACTCTGAGAAGACAACACTGTACCGCATACACTACCAGAGGCTCTTACGTTTATAGGTTTCTTATCGAATAGCGTTTGGAATATCTCATTAGAATCGCCACCAAAGATAACAGAGTTGAAACTATAACTCTCTGCTTCAGGTGTATCTGTATCAGTAGTGTTCTCATAGATTCTTACTTTAGAGACTCCATCTAATTGTAGTAATGCACCCTCTACAGCATTCCTAGTAGAACTACTTGTGAGGTCAATTATTTGTGTATACCTGAAACGATACTCAGCATCAGTTTCTACATCACTACCTGAAGTCATCTGTTCCGTATTAACTATCTCGCGATAACCTACGGGTACTGGACTCAACCCTGTAACGCTGTAAGCTGGTACTGTAACTAATCCGCTATCAGTAGCCTCTACAGACAATCTAGTTATACGACTACCTAATGATTTATACACTGCTAGGTTTATCGTAGGAGTCTTTATGAATAGCACACTACCAGTTAAAGGGGATAACACTAAGTTAGTATCATAACCTAAGTAGACAGCACCCGTATCAGGAGAGCCTGCTATAGTTTCTAACTGTATCTTATCCGATAAACTAGGATGACAACCAGCTAGGAAGTTATAAATAGGTACTACCACTTCAGTATACTTCTCAGCTTCATTCGTAGCAGTAACACTGATAGATGCAGACGTACCACTTACTTCAGAAATACACGTTATGTTATACACTTCATTAAGTATTACATCATCTGTACTTACTACAGCACCATACACATTGTCTGTAATAGCTGTATCTACTACAGGATTGTACTTTATATTCACTTTTGTAGTGACAATGGATGTAGCAGGGACGTTAGTATTTACTGGAGCAGTACCATCCGTAGTTAGGTATGCAAAACCCGTACTAGGTTGCTTAGGTTGTCTGTATACACCTTGAGAAGAGAATACATCATCAAGATATACACCCTCAGCACCATCTACAGTTTGAGCATTATACACACCTTCCAACCCTTCCCAGATATCTGCCACTTGTTCTGCATTGATAGCTATGTACTGGTAGATTAATGAATCATTATCTAAGTTTACATCATTACCGTACTTATCCTTTGCAGACTCTTTCATGTCATTAACGATAGGTATAAATTGCTTCTTAACAAAGCCGTAAGGTGTTACACCATAGTCAGCCATTATATAATCTCTCTTATTTGTTTACGGGTTAGGTGTAACATCATTAGTATTACCTGCTTCCATATTATCATCGCCAGAATCTGTATTAGGTTCACCAGCTTCAGTACTATAACCATAAGGTATGTTAGGTACGTCTCCATCATCATCTGTGAAGTATACACCAGCCTGAACTCTATCATCATCTTCAGCTGCATGAGCTAACCAATTACCAGACTCAACCACGTAAGGTATATTCGTAGGGCACAAGTCTTCAAAGTCTACTGGTATAGGCTCTGGGTAAAGCTCTTCTTCACTAGGAAGTGGTGTATCGTAGCTAACATTACTACCATCTATAGCGGTAACTTCAAACTTGATATCGAAGTCTCTAGCACCTCTATCGAATGTGGACTGAAAGAAGTCTATAGATTGTATCTCACTGTTATACTCTGCTATAATAGACAAGAAGATAGCATCTATCTCGGGTTGCGTTCTAGGTCTGCCTAGTATAGCTTGACGATAAGGAGTACCATAAGTGGTGTCCATGAACCATTCATTCTGCCACATCTTAAGTGTAATACTAAGTTTCTGTCTCAAACTCTCAGCTAAGTTCTGTGTAGTTGTGAAATCCCCGTCTTTCATAACAAGGTCATTCGTATGTGGGTCTAAGAATAAATCAAAAGACATAGGTTATTCCTTGTTAGATTTGAGGGTTAGCTGGACCACTAGGGTTACCTGCATCAGATGAAATATGATTGTGTGAGTTGTACTTAGCTTTGATATCGTCCATGTCAGCTCCAGCAGTTGTACCCATAGAACTACCTGTAATAGCAGCACCAGTTATAGCAGCCGCTGTAGTAGCTCCTCCTACGTTTAAAGTACCAGTCACTGTAACATTACCTTCTAGGGTAATTGTAGCTGCTGTGACCTTTGCAGAAGCTCCTGTAGCCTCTATATTGCCACTAGCCGTAGCGGTGATGTTAGCACTTGAGGTGGCTGTTATATCACCACTAGCCTGTACATCAACCTTACCAGAAGTCACTACTGAGGTATCCCCTCCAGCTTTAATCTCTACAGTACAATCACCATTAGTAATAGTTATATCACCAGAGTTCAGATACTCAACCTTTACAGTCTCATTCTCTGTGGTATAATCCCCATCTGGGGTCATCGTAGTAATTACTTTGTCGTTCTGCAATACCACATTATCAGGATCAACCTCTATAGGTTTAGCTTCAGTGTAACTACAAGGTATCGCCACTATAGGGTACTCTCCCATCACTCTAAGAGCTTCTGAGTCATACACCTTAGACATATCACCTGCTAGGTATTGCTCTGTGTCACGTTGACTGTAGAGAAGAGTAACTGTATCACCAACCTTTACAGGCATAGTTATCTTAGCAAGTCCAGCATTAGCAGAGTAAACCATTAAGGGTATTTCTAAGTATTCAGCAAACTCTATAGTGCTGCCATCAGAACGTCTAGTATTTATAGTTGGTTCTACATTGACCAGCCCTACAGAGAGTTTATCTACTGCTGTTATCTTAGCAGGTATACACGAGTAAAGCTCTAAGAATTTAGACTCTATAAACTCATGCAATATTTGTACTTCATCTAAATTAGTTGCCATTATCTAGGTTGCCTTATTTCTCGGTAAGGGGTATTTAAGTTGTAAGACTGTATAGTGTAATCTGTAGGTTTGCATGTAACTTCAGAGAACCAAGTACCGCCTTCATAATCACCCATATGTTGTACACTCTCAACTTTATACACACCGTTGACACCTTCAGATTTAATATCTACAAAGTTCTCTGGACGTATATTACCATCTAACAACACTTTAACTTTAACACCCACTTTAGAGGATGTACCGTCTTTGGCTAGATTAGTAGATTGACCTCCAACAGAAGGACTACCTACCATACCGTTCTCAGCATTAATTTCTATAACATCTACTGAGGTACCAGCATTAGAAGGAACAAGAGTAGCTATACCATCTTGTATTGAATAGTTTAGTCCGAATGTATCGGCTATAGTAGTGAGGGCTTTATGAGATGAACCTGAAAAGGATTTAGGTGATTGGATTTCTTTATTAAGTTGATATATAGGACCAGCAGCCAAGCCGCTATCACCTATTAAGTCTCTAACGATAGTATCTACAGAAGTACCTTTAGGGTATGTACGCTTAGTGGAGAACTCCCTAATGTTACTACCACCATCACTTAGTGTAAGTTTTAGTCTATGTGTAACACCATCGTCTTGCTCTTGTACGTTCTCGACGACACCTTTAAAGATTTCTGGTAAGGTTTGGTCTGATTCGAATCCAGCTTTGAAAGCAATTATTGAACGTTGCCCTTGTGCTTGTTTCAACTGACCTAGCATCTCTTTAGGTGCATTCATAACAGTTATCGTGCTATGGTTAGCCGTAGAAGAGTTGTTCTTACCAATCTTGAAGACTATCTGGTTATCCTTTAAAGTGAAGTTACTTGTGATAGTAAATAGTTGGTCGGTATTACCAACGTTAACCTCTAAAGGTACACCTATAATTAATTCATATTTAGCACCAAAAGTAGGCATCATATCTCCTATGTGTCAAGTAAGGCGGTATCTGAAGTGATGTAGAGTAGTTCGAAACGTTTATCTATCCCGAAGTTATCTCTACCGATCCTACCATATATACGTTCATTATCAACAACACCTAAGAAACCTTTGGGGCATTCATCATAAGCTTTGTAAGGTAGGAAAAGGTCTAAGCCGTTTACTATTTTAAACTTAAACTTCCAACCTTCACCGCTGATACCCCAAAAAGCATTCCAAGCTTGGTCTCTAGTATTCCATTGAAGACGTACATCATAAGCAATACCTTCTAGTACAATCGTTTGTGTGTTATCCGCTGTAAGGGATATTGGTAAAGAGAATATACTCATGTTAATTTCCTAGTACGGCTGGGTCTGTATCTACAGCAGCTTTAGAGTAAGTGTTTACAGTCCTACATACCCCTTCAAAGAACGTACCTTTACAGTTTGCCTCTACCTCAGATTTATCTTTCTTCTCTTGAGTACTTAGTTTACTGTTTTCATCAGCAGGGTCTTCTAAGGGTTTAACTACATTAGCACTAACTGCATTAGTCACTGTTGTAAATCGAGGCTGCTCAAACACTAATTCAAAAGACATCAGATTACCTGTATCTTTATTCTCTGTAACGTTAAAACTTTTGATTAGACAATCTTTATAGGTCTTGTACCCTGTAACAATATCTAAATACTTAAGCGTATCACGAGCATCCTCAATCAGGTTAAAAGCTTCTGAAGGTCTATCTATACCAGTTACTGCTGGTTGAGTACCACCTTCTTCAGCTGTAGCATCACCTATCTCTACGTTACCGATAATATCAGGAGTACTGTTCTCAAACAAAACACTTGGTAGATGTATATTAGAGAAAGCACCTTTTACAGTGACTACATTATTACGTACAACTGCATTGTAAGCACCATCAGGAGACTTCTCTATAGGGTACTTGGAGATAGAATTCTCCATACTGTGTTCTACTTGCACTGTCACCGATGGTATAATGGCAGTTTCTGTCAAGTCCCTACCGCCACCAGCTAAGAATATTAAATCTGCCATTGTTATTACCTACCTGTGTTGTTCTTTATATTAAGCCAAGGAGAACTACTTGTGGCAGTAGCCTCTAGTGCATCACTCATAGACTCTACACGTATTACAACTTCCCCGCTTTGGTTAATCTCCGTTACAGGACCTAAACCACCACCTAACTTACCTCTAGCTGAACCTTGTGTTAAGATATTAGCTCTTTGCGCTTGTGATAACTTAGTAGGTGTTGGTGTCTCTCCAGAACGACCTCCAAATAGTTGATGCTCAGCCCATTCTGGTAGTAACCCTTTAAGGTATGTTCCAAGCTCGCCTGCTTTCTTGATCATACCATCTATCATATCATCCCAGCCAGTCGTAACCTTATCTGGTATTTGTATGATAAAATTAAAGAGAGTCTTAAGCATATCCAGTGTAACTTTTAAGAACACTATCATACCCTTTAACCCTTTAGACATAGCCTCAAAAGGGTCAATACCTAGATTCTCTTTAAAGAAAGCTCTAATCTCTTCTCTGAAGATCACCACTGCTGCGGCTGCGGCTGCTACAGCTACCACCACTGCAATGACAGGGCTTAATAATATTGAGAAACCACCAACCACTAAAGTCAATGTTTTAAATAGTACACCCAGACCTACTATAAGACCTAGAGCGGTACCTCCCATAGAGATTAGTTGTTTCTCACTTTGAGATAAATCCATGAAGTCTTTACCAAACTTCCACCTAGTGGCAGCGTTGGCTAAATCTATTATTGCTGCTACTAGTAAGGCTATCGGAGCTGTAACACCTATAATGATACCTTTCATAGTACCACCTAAGAATGTAGCTAGAGGTTCTGCTAGACGTAACACATCTGCCAACCCATTAGCCATATCTTTCAAACCTTCACCAAGACCACCTTTAAAGATAGCAGTCTTCATGTCAGTGAGACTGTTATTGAATCTATTAAATGCTACCTGTTTAGATAGTTCAGCTGCAGTCTTAAACCCTTTATTGAGTTCTTTCAAGGCAGACATAAACTTAGGAATAAATTCTTCAGCAGTTAGTTGACCAGTAGAGACAAACTTAAGTAAGTCTTTAGTAGTCATCTGCATACCTTTAGCAGCTATCTGAACAGCACCAAACATACGGTCACCTAACTGAGAGTTAAGTTCTTCTGCTGATACTTTAGCTTTAGATATAATCTGTGAGAATGCTCTGAATACACCATTCGTATCATCGGCTGTCATACCTAGAATAGCTGATTGTTTACTTACCTCGGAGAAGATATCATGTACGTCTTCACCTTCTAGTTTAGTACCTTTAGCAGAAGCCGTTAATTGTTTGAAACCTTTAGCTGCAGCAATCATATCTACACCAGTTTCATTAACAACACTCTTGAAGAACTTATACTCTTCAGCAGCCTTCTCAGTAGTACCTGTAATACTTATCAGGGCAACTTCTAAGCCTTCTATTTGAAGACCCGTCTTAACGATATCTCTACCAGCTGCAAACAACGTCATGGACGCTGTAGTGGCTACTATATAGGTTCTAAGTCTACGCATACTCTCACCGAAGCCGTTAGCGTTAACTCTACCTCGTCTTAACTCAGCAGTTACTCGTCTAAGTTCATGCCTATATTCAGCAGCACTTCTACCAGAGTCTCTGAAATCTCTACCTAGAGAGCGTATACTTCTACCGTTAGCTCTAGCGTTGATATCTAAACCACGAGATGCTGCTAGTGATTCTGAACGGTCTATTGTAGTGTTTAGACGGTTATTGTTTCTTACTCCAGGAGGTACATTAGGTCCCATACCACCAGAGCCTCTACTACCACCTCTACCGCCAGAACCACCACCACCACCACCTGAAGGTCTAGTACTACCAACCACATCCTTAATCTTACGAGCCAACAGTAAAGACTTACGTTGACGTTGTATGATAGCATTATAAGAGCTAACTTGCCTATCTAAAGCCTTTACAGTTTGATTCTGGGCAGTGAGAGTACTTTGAGCGTTCTTCTTAGTTTGCTCTGTGAATCCAGTAACAGAAGCCGTGATATTAGGCATCCGTATCTTCTTAAAGCTACTAAGTAATTTCTTAAAAGCATTAAGCTTCTTGTTAGCATCTTTAGTATGAACAACAGTGTTTATCTGAAGGTTACTAACGTTTTGCGTTGTTTGTGCCATGTTAATATCTCTTAGTTATTTTTGTTTCCTCTGCTCGGATTCTTGAATAGCTTGTTGTTCTTCTTCAATAGCATCATATATCTCAAACTGTTCCACATAACGCATCAAGTCTTCTAAGTCACAATCATGGTATAGATTTGCATGTGTGATTGCTCCATTGTTTCTATCATGGAACAATACATAATTACACAAGAAGTCTATAGGTCTAAGAGATGTAGTCTTATCAATTGTCTTTATAAGCCTTGCAAGGCGTTCATGCCTCCCGCCATCTCTGTGAAGCTTGTTAAACCCTTTTTTCCGAGCATACTACCATAACGTACTTTGAATACAGCAGCACATAACTCTAGGATTTCACCTAAGTCATCTTCACCGATTTCTGCATTATAGAAGTCTTTATTAATATCTACTTGTTGATTTGTCTTTAGAGATGATACACCATCGAGTAATCTATTGATAAATACTTCTGGTGATGTTTCTTCTAAATTGTGGCACAAGATAAGTAATGCTTCTGGTAGGGCTTCTTCAATTGAGCCTTCACCTTTTGACATTAACTGTGCAATGGGGAGTCCGATAGTCTTACCGAAGTATGGTAGGTTATTCATCGACTTGATAACGTTCCAGCGATCTACGATGAATGTATTCTTTGAAGTTCTTACTTGTTTTTGTTTCGTATCAATCTTATTCATTTGTCGTGTATTCCTATATTGTTATATCGTTGTGTGTAGTACCTCTATGTGTTATCCTCTTTATCTTATCCTAAAGTATAAAGAAAAAGGCACTATCCTTGTGCCACACGACAACTTTTACTTAAGCTATTTCTAACTTATTTAAACTATTAGGTTCTATTGAAAGAACCTTTTAGGAGGCTTCTTTAAAAGAAACCTGCTACGTCTGTAGCTTGGTCTACTGAGTCTACGATACCAGATAAACCAGATGAGGCATCAGCGATACCAAGTACCCACTCATAGACTCCTGGCTCACTACCATAACCCATCGAAGGTTGTGATTGAATCCAGCATACGCCAGCTTTCAAACTTGAAGCGCCACCATTACGTAAACACGTATAAGGTACAATACCTCGAATAGCACCAGTCTTGATACCAGCCATGATACCCCACAAGAACTCATTAGAAACAGAAGTCTCTTGTAAGCGTAATGTGATAGTACCAGTTGTATCTAAGTTGGTAGCTAAAGTGAATTCACCATTAGTACCTACTAGTTTGTTCATTACATCGTTATCACGTTCGATATTGATTTTATCATCATCAGCATAACCCTTTACAGAGTGACCAGAAATGATAAATTGATCTCTTGATGGATCAATGTGACCTAAAAAATCAGCCATTAGTATTTCCTTTATATTATAAGGTTATTAGACAGTGATGATACCAGAGATATCAATTGTGGCGATTGCACCAGTAGTTTGTACTACTAAGTTCACTCCTGATAGATAACGGTTAGCTTTATCGTTAGTTGGTACATCCGCAGCTTTAGGTACTGTTAAGTCGTAACCTATACCATCATTGTAATTACCATCAAGTACACCACCAGCAATACCTTGGTTAGCCACTTCAGCGATGCGGTCATAGACCATCTGAATACCATCATCAGTGTAAGGCACTTTTGAGCCAGAATTCGCCTTAGATTTAACTAATTGGTATACGTTCTCTTGGATACGAGCTTTAAGCCAACGACCTAAATCTACGTTATCAATGAACTCACCTGAGTAAGATTTACCATCACGAGTGTAACCAAAGCCACCTACAAGTTCATACGTGTTAGCGTTCTTACCACGAACAATTGAACTTTCAGAGTTAGTTAATGTAGAGTTCTTATCTACAGCAACACTGTATTGTGTTTGACCATGTAGTGTAGTCTGTCCAGGAATCTGTACAGTAGCTAACGGACGAAGCATAGCCATTTCAGGGTACTTAGCTGCATCAGCAGACCAACCACCAATAGTGTATAATGATAAATCACCATAGCCATCATCTAATGTAGAAGTACTATCAGCAAGTTTACCGTTAGGGTCATCTGTTACATGAGCAAAGATTTCAGTAGTAGATTCTGCATGGTCACGAGCTGCTTCAACGTCTGCTGCTACACGACTCTCGATACCAAAGTAAGCCCACTCCGCATCTTCACCTTTCATAGCTGCAAAGGTATTAGCCATAGTTTCATACCCAGCGGTAGTAGCTGTACTAGGGTTTAAGTTAGCAGATACATTCTTAACAGAGTAAGCACTTGAAGCAATACTTGTTAGAGCTAACTCATCAGTTACATTAGCTAAAGTAACTACAGCAGTTAATTCTACTGAAGCATTAGCTACAAAGTCTGCAACTAAACCGTCTACAATCTCAGCAGCTGTAGCAGTTGCATCAGAGGTGAATGTAAATGATTCATAAGCTTCTTGCGGAGCAGCAAGCTCTAAAGTATAAACTGTCAAGTCTTCTACGGTAGGTGTGTATGTAATATCTTCAAACTCTCTACGACCAACCATCATAATCTTAGGCTTATTAGGGCCACTTGACAATGTTTGGATAGCGATGTATGATGGGTCTGTAGCAAGGAAACCGTCACCTAGCATATCACTAGCACGATTGTATACTCTCCAGCGTTCATTAAATACTTTATGCTCACCTACGAACATAACTGTATCAAATCCAGCTTGAGGGATTGGAGCGGTGTCTAACGTAATCGTTACATTAGCTACCTGATTAATATCAACAACAGCCACTAGCGGCCTCCTTTAATGTTGTGTTATACGATTGATGTTATATATGTTTCTTGTGAGATTATCTCGGAATCTTCATCAAGTAATGTCTGTTCTGTTTCTACAGTTTCGATTGATTCTGTAACTTCTGTAGCCTTCTCACTTAATGCACATAATAATGTTACATTGAAAGAAGCTCTTTGTTCCCAACTAGCACCATCTAACTCTACAGATATATCTATAACGTTAGTACTGTCAGAGAACCCAACCTTAGCGGCTGATAGCATATCGTTATACTGTGGCTGTACCAAAGCATGTGATATCTGCCAGCATGTACTAAGAGGATTAATCTCTTGTGCCGTATCTTCCCTAAAGGCTGCTATCTCAAACTGCATAATATAGTCAGCACCTGTTATCTCATAACCATCTTCGTCATACCCTAAGTGTTGCCCTTTAGCGACTCTCTCTAGGTTTATATAACGAATAGTGATGTAAGGGTCTTCAGGGCGTATCTTATCAGTCTTACCGAATGTGATGGTATTAGCAGGGTATTGTGTAGAAGCTTGTATCATATCCCACAGGACATTCTCTATGGTTTGTTTAGCTAAGTAAAAACTCATAAGCTTCTCCTTTAAGTGAACTCTCTAACAACCATTACTTCATGGTGATTCAATACATTAGAACGCCAAGGTTTAGTGCTAATCATAATGTAGGTAACACCTTGATAGATGATCCTATCTGATAGCTCAGTAGTGAAAGACTCTATAGTTTTAACATCCGTTGTAGTTGTAAACCAGAAGACTTCCTTTTGACGTAAATTCTCAGGTAGTGTAAGCTGCAAGTCACCCTGTATAGGTTGTAAACCCGAAGCGTTCTCTATTTGGAAAGGTGTCTCTAAAGGGTCTAGCGGTCTGTTACGTTCATCTACTTGTTCTGTATAGCGTCTACCTTCATAAGTAAACCTTGGTAGGAGTTTAGGACCCCATTTACCTCTGGGAAAACCCATAAACATATCTCCTATTTCTTAGCCACTTTATGTTCTACGTTATCTCTCATGTTACCTGAAGCAACTAGAGGTTCACTACTTCCCCAACGAGCTTGCTTATAAGCTTTATAACTCTCAGCGTTAGCTGCATAGCTATTACTATTTATTCTTTTCTTGATGTTACTAGCCATAAGCTTAGCTACGTCTTCTAGGTCATCTTCGTAGTTCTTACCTTGACATAGTTGATATAATGCAAAAGCGACCATCTTAGTTCTTTTTATTAGGTCATCTTGTCCAGCATCAGACATGAAAGGTCTACGAGGAACATTACCCCAACCGTAGTTGTTGAGGAAAGCCATTTGAGGGTATGTAGTATTGTGTACTGGATGAGCTTTAGCGTTAAAGTACCCAGCACTCATTTGTATATCATCCACTTCAGCTAGTTCATTTATTATTTTATCTAGCTTTAAAGTATCTAAAGTTATAGTGAATTCATTGTTAGCCATAAGCTTACCTGTAGTTCTTATGTGTTACTGTAAGGGCTTATACGGCTTCCTGAGTAGTGTCCGTTACCATCAGCTATAACGTTACAGAACTTGTCTAAACGTACACCACCGATGATTATAGGAGCTTTAACAGCATCCTTAACGATTACGTCAGGGTTCTTATTATAGAAGTCATACAAGTCACAGATTGCTTTATAGCGTTCTTGTCCGTATATCTCTACTTCTACACTCCCTTCACGTTCTCTACTTCTAGCAGCATAAGGTGCCATAGCAGATTTCATAAATAGTAGTACATCTAAAGTGGAACGCCATATACGTACATTAGCTGGTTTGTTACTGTATTGGTCTAACACCTCTAGGATAGTCATATCAGAAATGATGTAACAACCTTCTGTATTAAGTTCAGTATCACCAGAGTAATACCTAACCTTACCAACCTCAGTAGTGAAGTCTGGTGGAGATACATCACAATTACAACTCATCAGTTTCTCCTAATATATTATTCTTTTCTTTAAGGCGTTTCTTATTCCAGCGATAACCTTCTATACCCCACTTCACAAGTTTCTCTCCGAAGATTAAACCTGTGAGTACAACTGAAGCTATAGCAGCCCAATCTACAGCAGTGATACCAAACCATGCAACCACCTCTGGTGCTGCCTGTTGAGTCTTATCTGCCACAAGTGAACCTGCTCCAGCTGTAATAGCCGTAGCTTTAACGCTTATTCGATCTGCTATCGGGTTGTCCGTCAGAAAGCTGCTCGCCCTCTCTATCCATATAATACTCACGGTACACCTCCAAAACTATTCGCACTAGTCTTGCTATTAGTAGCACCCCCAGTATTGTTATTGTTACAAATTCCTTTGACACCACCTCCAACTCCTAATATTAAACAGGCTAATAGATATGTGTGGATCGTAGGTATTGCTATCTCATATAGATAATATATAAAAGTAGTTTCTATTGTGAAGTATGCCTCAAACATTAATACGAATGATAAGAAGCTCATACAACATACAGCTACTAAATAGGGGAGTAATTCTTTACTAGGTTTCATAGACAAGTAGAGGAATAGTAAACCATCTAATAAGAACATGAAGCAATAGTATTTCCACATCTCAGCTATACCTTCAAATGATTGTGAATATGTAGAGAAGTATGCTTGCACCCCTAATATAACTAAGAAGGCTAGAGAAAGAGAGGCTGTATTAGAACCCCTCTTAAGTAATACACCCACCAGAAACATCATAAAGTATCCAAGCAATATACCTGTATCTAACATACCAATGTGATACGATGAATGCATGGTAATAACCTATTTACGAACTACAGGTTTCTTAGGTTTTGTACCGCCACCTCTACGTGGACCTTTTGTTGAAGCCATATTATATTTCCTCTTTGTTGGTTTATTACTTATTTAGTTATTACACTTCAGTTATTACTAATGAAGCTCTATCTACAATGATATTAGAATTATTAGATATTGAGACTATCATACGGATGTTATCGTTAGGGTTTATCTGTGTAAGCATCTCTAAAGGTATAGATGTAGGTGTTGGGTTCTGAGTTATAGACCCTGAACGTACCTCTCCATCACTACCTGCTGTCCAGTTTACCGCAAACCTTATCTCTATAGTTTGACTACCGCCACCTACTTTCTCTACAGTGGCACTACCAGAACACTTAACTAATATGGGTATCTCTCCTGTATAGGTTACTACTCCAGATACGTCAACTGTAAACCTAGAAGAGGAACTACTTAACCAGTTGCCACCATCTACCTCTGTGAATACATTAGCTCCAGCATTAGGTACTGTTTCTGGAGCTACTAAGTAAGCATCTGTAGCATTAACTGTGTGAGGGATACTAGCATTGGTAGGTTCAAAATCCCAACGTGTATCTGATACAGATATACCTTGTAGCGGTGTGTTGAACCCTGTGAAGTTACAACCTTCTACAGTACCTACACTACCTGCTGGTAAGTTACCGCTGTTAGTAAGGCCACTCATAGGTATTGCTGTAGCGTCACCACTGAAGATTAAATTACCATACTCAGGGATGATAATCGTAGCAGCCCCCATATCAACACCTACCGCACCAGCACTTGCTAGGTTTATAGCTATACGTTCTAGGGATGACAGTACAACGTTACCATCATGTAATACCGCATAAGTTCCTGTTACGTTTACTTGGCCTTCAGATAATACTAAGGTACCTCCTGAAGTACTCTTAGCTAAATGTAAGCAACTACCAACTACGAAATTGCTTAAGTTAATCCTATGGTTTATATTGAAGCTGTTATCACTAACGACCTCTACCAGAGTACCATTAGGGCAGTCTAAACCTATAGTATATACATTAGATTTAACCTTATCTACCAAGAACATACTACCTGTACCAGTGTATGTCAGGAAAGGGTTATCACTATCCACTATATCACTGAATACCGTACCACCCTTCATCAGGAACTGTTTACTAGTTATAAATGGTGAGCCAATCTTATAAGCAAAACCACTAGAGATGTCTATTGTATTAGCGTCTTGTATAGGGAAGTCAGATTCAGAGTTAATTACTAATGTAGTCTGAGCTAACCCAGCACCAACCTCGTTGATAGCATCAGCTATATCTGGTGAAGTTAGGAATTGAGTGGTACTTACAAAGGGTATCAATGTAGCGTCTAACCCTGCTTCATCTATTGTTAACGGTGTGCCTACATTACCGTCACCAGTTATCTTTACGCCATCTGCTTCTACGGACTCTATTGCTTGGTTTAATTTATTACGTGAGACTAAACCTGTGTCTCCATTGTTTACTTGACTTATTTTAGCCATAATATATTACCCCCTTAAGGCCAAATACCTTCCGATTGCCAAAAACCAGCATCGTCCCAAACACCTGTAGTAAGTATCCATTGTTGGGTTATCGTAACTGAGTCATATACAGCGTCAGCATTAAGTAACCAATCAACTATGTAAGCTTGTTGTAACTTCATAGGTTAACCCTCACCGACAACTACTATAGCCGTACCTTCAGTGGCTCTAGCGTAAGTGTTGCTTGAAGGTAACCCATCTTTAGTAACAAAACCCTGTCCTGGGGCTATATCGAAATAGTTAGGATCATCAACAGCAGGCAGCACTGTAGAAAACACTACACGTACATACTGTGATGATTTATTCTGTAATACATTATTCGTGGCAGATACTTCCGTATAAGCTGCATCTGTCACCGTGTAACTTTGTGTTGACATTTTCTTCCTCTCTTATATTTGAGAGAATTCATCTGTCGTGTGTTAGCCTTACGGCCTTAGTCCATTGTATGAATTCTTTATTAGACTACTAACCAGTGTTAGCAGCCGCAGCTAGATTCTGTAGCTGTTTTATAGCAAACCGTAGTAAGCTTCAACCCTGTAGATAATACTGTGAATACATACTTATATGTCTCACCTACTGTCCAAGGTATCGTAGGAGATAACGTAGTTCTGTACACACCTTTAGAGTCTGTAACATAACCTAACGTTTTAGGGAAGGTATCGCCTGTCATGATAACATCTGAGGAGTCGTACACTATAAGTGTTACATCTGCATCGTTGATGATTTCATTAGTGATAGCGTTACGTAATCCCTTAACTTCTACACTTTCTGTATTATTTGGAGAAGGCATACAGCCTCCTATTTAGTATTCGTTTTAGTAACAACTTTAGCTGGTTGAACCTTGATAGGTTTAGTCGCTCTAGGTTGAGGGTCTTTACCTTCCACCTGAGCCACACCACATTCTAAAATAGCATCTGCAACGTTAGCTTCTAAAGGGTACTTGTTACCAGCGTATAGAGTCTGACCTGCATGTTTAAAATCTTCTAACATTACGATAGTTTTAGTAGTCATAATTTATCCTATTAAGCTGGGTCTGAAATTTCATTATCAAATGGGTTGATATCTACAGTATTACCTGAAGTAAGAGCTGTAGGGGTTGTCAAGGTAGTTACTAGACGTAGAGAGGTATCACCTAAATTAGTAATAGCTACATGGTCAGCACTACCAGAGGTATCTACCGTAGTACCTGTAGTTGGAGTTAACGTCCATTTGCGACCACTTCCATCACCATTGGCAGCTACGAAATCACCACCAACTAAAGCTTGTGAGGCTAAGTTGAAAGTAGTGATTGCTTCAGTGTACGTTGTAGGTTGTCCAGCACAGACGTTGATAACGTCACCTTCAGTTAGTGCTAATTGTGCGTCTATAATTGCATCAGGAATGAGCTTAGCCATATTATCCTTCTCTTTTATTGTATGTTAATTGTTGAAGTGGTAAGAACATTACCATCTGTAATCTTCTGTATTGATAAACTGTTGTATTCTCTTATAGTCATCACAAGGTAGCCTTCTGGAAGCTCGCCTAAGAACACACTATCGAGGTAGTTGTACTGTATTAAATCTTGTGGATAAAGCTCGTCAGGTAATCCTAGAGAAGCGCTATCAAGTGTCACCGTAGTGGTGAGGTCATCTATAGTGACAGCTCCAGCATAAACTAAGCTGGTGGTATCTAGGGTACTGGTAACGAGTAATGACTCCACAGTTAACCCTTGTTGTGTATCTACAGATGTAGTGTCTAACGTACTGATTGAAACTAAACCATCCACATCTAGCGTGAAGGTCAGGTTTAAGCTTGTTTCATCTAAAGTAGAGAGTGTAAGTAAGTCGTTAGCGGTTATACTGTACAGCGTACCTACTGAAGCTGGATCTAATAAAGAAGTACTTGTAAGACTCTCTACCGCTATAGCTCCTTCAGTTATAAGAACTACTTCATCTAAGGTGTTTGTACTCTGTAATTCATCTACAAGAAGCCCTGTGATGGTCTGTACTAAGACGTTATCTAGTAATGAGGTGTTTGTCAGTCCGTCTATAAATATGTTCGTAGCGGTGCTTACAGGAGCTTCTGCTAAGGTACTAGTGGAGGTTGTATCATCTGGTGTCACACTGTACTGTGTAGCTACTGAGGTGCTGTCTAATGTCACTGTTGAGGTTAACTCATCTATAAGTATACCAGATTCGGTAACCAGTATAGTGCTATCTAAGAAGCTCAGTGATAATGTGTCATCTACAATAAGACCTGTAACGGTGTCTACTGAAGAACTATCTAATACCACTGTTGAGGTTATGGCTTCTATAGCCAACCCTGTAATGGTAACTACAGAGGTAGTGTCTAATAAACTGTTACTTAAAGTACTATCAACGGTTATGCTGTAGATTGTATCTACTATAGTACTGTCTAAGGTAGTGCTTGAAACTGTTGAGTCTATAGCAACACTATATTGTGTATTTACAGTAGCTATATCTAGGGTACTACTATTCAACAACCCATCGGCTATGAGACTGTACTGTGTAGCTACCGTGGTGTTATCTAAGGTGCTACTATTAAGTAAACCTTCTACACCTAAACTGTATATAGCACTGACTGAAGTGGTATCTAGTAAGCTACTACTTAACGTACCTTCTATAGGTAATTCTAAGGATGAGGCTAAAGAGTCTTCGTCTAGTGTGGATGTAGACAGTAAACCTTCTATAATAATCGCTGTAGTTGTAGTTACTGAGGTTGCATCTAAAGTACTAGTTGTGAGGAGTGAGTCTATGAGTAGCTGTGTAGCACCACCACCAAGGTCTATCCAGTAATCATTAGTTCCAGTATCAAAACCTGAACCTGTAGCATCATTAGAGCCGATGGTATCGATCAAGACAGGTTGTAGTCCTGTAACACTATGGTCACTCGCTGTTGCGTCATTACGCTGCACGACACCAGAACCATAGTCTAATTCCACATATTCAGCTAGCGCCCCAATGCAATCTTGAGGTGCTGTATATCGAGAGAATAGCGTAAATGATGTGGCTAAAGTAACATCGAATGATATAACATCACCCGCGATAGCGTTAAACCAATCCGAAGGTGAGACTAGTATGCCGTTTAACTTGTGGTTAGATATACCTGATTGCTGAAAACTAGAGGTGCTACCAGATCTTAAAAAATAGGTGTTTTGAGATGGCCTTCCGTCAAACAAATAATTAAAGGATGTTGTCCTAACCCAGTCACTATATGCTGATCCAATTTTAATCCGTACATTAGCCGCACCCGCAGAACAGGGGATCACTATATAATCATTTGCACCGTCAAACTGTAACGCCCAAGCCATAAGCTACCCCAACTCTAAAGTAAAACTATTAGGTGCTCCTAGCTCTACAGAAATAGTACCTACACCACTAGGACGTAGATTATCTAGTTTAACTATATAAGTACCAGCACTCTCATCAGCAAACTCTACAGCTCTACGTATAGGAGCTGCTGTGAAGTCATTATCTGCATAGGTGATCGTAGGTTGTAATCTTTCAAAGATACTCCCTGTGACGGTTATCTTAAGCTTACGTTTAGAAGCTGTCCAATTACCTTCACTTACAACGTTAACCTTACCACGAGCTTGTCTAACGAGCTTCAATGTAACGTTAGCAAACTTAGGTGTCTGCCCTTTGGCTAGTAACCCGTCACGTTCTACCGATGTAAGTATACCTGTAGTGGAGCCATCTGAAGGTGTTATCCCATCTAACTGTAACGCTACGAAAGCATCACACATAGTTAGTACTGCTGGGTCTGTAAAGTCGAATTCATCTCTACCGTTAACCGTCACCATAACAGCTTTAGCGGCATTCTGTAGAGTGTGCCCTACTGTATCGGATATACTCTCTACTGTAGTTAGCTTGCCAATTTGAGCTAAGTATGACATAACGTAACCAGCTGGAGAAGCACCTTGTATGATTTCACCACTAGCTTGCAACTCACCAACAGCAACTTCATCGTCATCTGAATAAGTACCTTTAGCTAATTCATCTATAATATCTTGTAACATATTCAGGTTATCCTTGTATAATATTCTTTATAAAACCTTTTACAGACTTCTCTCAAACTCTGCTATTTTTAACTCTCTTCTATAGATACGTCTGCAGTGGTCTGGATCATCACGGAAAATACCATTGACGATACGCTCCATAATAAGAGCGCCATAACGTTCATTGATAGCTCTCTCACCAGTAATACCACTGACTGTACGTTTCCGTTTGAAGTGAAACACACTACCCGCTAGTACATCTATTTGGTACCACACGTTCATACAGTATTGTTGTGTAACACCTTTAACGAACATACCTATGAAAGTTATAACTAGGAAGGCTGCTATGTAAGGGTTATATGCTAGAGCTACTGCCATTAATATGTATAAGGTACACGTTAAGAGGAAGCCTCCATAGCGTTTTAACTTTTCAGGCATCTTAGTAGTTTCCTTGTTGGATGTTATATACCTATAAAGGGTATAAATAATTAATGAAAAGCTTCTATAGAGAAGAAACGTTTTAGTGATTACTTATGAGGGGGGGTTGGACTAGGAAGTAGATACGAGAAAAGGAACACCTTTATGGGGTGTTCCTTGTGGGTGATTTAACTATCTAATATATCATTTAAACTGTAAGGTAGTACTAATTGTATATTACCTAATTCATCAACTTTATTTTTAAGAGAAGCTATCACTTCATCTGACGACCATGCAAATCTAAGTAGGTCACCCTTAAACCGTTGTATACCCAAGTAGCAGTAGTCAGAAGGTAATGTAGCTTTCTTGTCTATAAAACCGTGAGGGTACACTTGGTAGTAGTCTACATCTAAACCGAACAACACCTTTATAGTGTAGGTTGATGGCTGTATAAAATACGGTATGCGAACTACTTTATAACCTAAACTTTCATAATCTGCATCCTTATCCGCATCTTTCAATATGCGGCTAGCACTCTGATAATGTGAGATACCGTCGAACTCTACAATAAGCATAAGTGCATCACACCTATAATCTGGTCTGAGTCGTCTATTCTTAGAGTTTGGTACAGATTTATCGTGTATGAATACACTGTTCGGGTATAATTTCTCTAAGAGAGTGCCAAGTCTTTTTTCTGTTAAATACATAAGGTTTTCCTATCAGTTGGTGGACTAGCCAGTTGATAGGTTACTGGCAGGGGAGCTACCCTTTTCGTCCGTATTGTTAATGAAAACACACTATAGCATAATATACTTTGATTAGCAATACTAAGGAACACCTTTATAGGGTGTTCCTTATAGATTCTATACTAAGAGTTCTTAGTTAGAAGTATGTAAGCGGATAATAGCTGTTGGGTTATTACAGAAGTGTAAATCTGCATTCTCAACAATTACTTTCCAAGTTTCTTTATCGTCTGAGATGTATTCACGAGCATGTAAACGTGAACCTTCTACTTTGTCGATCTCTTGTGAAGGACCCCAGTAAGATTGGAACATACCAGCAGCGCCAGTAGGTACCATGAAACCTTCATCATCAGCCATTACCTTAGTAGTTGTAACGTCACCGTTAGCGTCTAAGATGTTGAAAAGAGGGTTATAATTCACGAAGGTGATAGACTTGTATACAAAGTAACCAACTGAGCCAAAAATTTCAGCAGTCATGTTACCGTTACGTAATTGCTCACCTGGGTTTGCATAGTTAACTAACGATTCACGTACTTGGTCATGTGCAGCTAGCTTGTCGAATAACTCGTTACCGCAGAACACTACAGAACCACTTACACGACTACCCATACGGTAGTTTTCAGTCATAGTACGTACAGCACCGTTAAGTAAACCACCTACGTCTGTAGAAGCAGTACCTAACAATAAGTCTACTGAAGTTTGAGAAGTACCTGTAGCAGTGTACAAGTCAGCTTGAACTTCACCGTAAGCATTGTAAGAAGTACCTGTGATAGCACTTAAACGCTTATACTCTACGCTGTTCTCAATGTTGTTAACTAAACCAGAGAACTTATCCATACGTACCGCTGTTAATGTATCCATTTGGTCAGCAGTTCCAGGAAGGCGATAATCCATGAAGTCACCCTTAGTGATTAAATCTTCTTCGCGGATATAATCTAAGAAGATGCTAATAGGTTGAACTGAACGTTGTTGACCTTTAGAGAAGTCTTTAGCACCACGAGTATTTGATTGAGGGATCACTGTTTTCTTGTCAGTAATATCAAAAGTGATGTTTGTATGTTGAGTGTTACGCTCTTCAAAACCGATAACACGATCAACGAAAGAGTATTGGTTATCAATATGTTTTACTTCAGTAGTGAAGTCTGTAACGCGGCTGTTGTTGCCAAAATCTAAAGCTGTAGACATTTAAAGCTCCTAATTATTCTTGTTATTATACTTGTGCAGTAACTTTGATATTTAAAGCTTCTAAGCGAGCTTCAACGGATGCTTTCTCAGCAGGTGATAATACGTCACCGTAAGATAGCTTTTGATGACCTACGATAGAAGTGTCATCTAATACGCCAACATCTAAGTCAGCTGGTAAGGCTTGTACAGCTTTAAGGCTATATACACCATCATCAATTAAGACAGCTAATGTATCTGAACCGATAGTAGCTACGTCAGCTTGAACTACTTGTTCCCAAGTACCAGCGTTATCACGTAATACAGCACCCACTTCGATAGCATCTGTAATTGTTACAGAACCTACGCTACGTGAGTAACCATTATCTAATTCCATTTGTAATACTTCACCGCTTTTAGTAGGGCGAGCGTCATGTACGATCTGAGTCATTTTATCTCCAAGATATTCTTATGTGTTTTTATTAGTAAAGTTTTTTAGTTGCTTTCTTAGTAGCTTTGATGGCAGCCATAAGGTTTTGCTTTTCAGCTTCCTCTTTGCTTACATCTTCGTTACTCTTTGGAGCTTCTACTGCTAGAGGTGCATCAAATGCATCAACAGCAACCTTAGCTCTTGATAAAGCATTAACAACTTCACTAAAACCACTCACCTCACGGTTAGTATGTAGTGCTGTAATTAAAGCTTCTGATTCTGCTTCATCGCCTTTGAAAGATAACGTTGCAACAAACTCTGTAATTGTAGCTAATTCTTGAGCTTCAATCTCGGCTTGCTTAGCAGCTAACTCTTCAGCGGCTTTCTCTTCTTGAGCTTTCTTTTCAGCAACTAAACTAGCTAATTGCTCTTCCTGTTCTGCTTTAACTTCTGCCATCTTAGCGTTATCAGCTAATACTGCATCTAACTTAGCATCCATCTCAGCTTTATAAGCTTCAAATTGGCTTAACTCTTTATCAGACATTTCGTCTCCATTTAGTTCTTGGTCGTCTAAGGACAATTCCCCGACATTTAAGTTTTCATCAATGCTCTCTACTTCAAGAGTGGCATCAACAGAATCATCCTCGATACGAGAATTCTTTAGTGCAACTGTAGGGGCAGACTGTAAAGTACTTCCTTCAATTGCTTGTTCTTTTAATGTAGCGATGTAATCTACAAACTCTACACCAGTCATAACTTTATCGACTAAACCTAAGCTGAGAGACTTATTAGCTGAGAACGTATCAGCTTTTGTATTAATAACAGCTTCACGAGTCATACCACGAGTGTCAGCTACATAGGTAACAAACTTATCGTATGTCTCATTAATACCTGTTTGAATCTTCTCAATGAACTCAGGTTTGAAGTCACCTTCTTTATCGAAAGGTACTTTATTAGCACCAGCTGTAACGTAGGTCACTCTAGCTTTATCTTCTTCAGAAGGATTACGTAAGGCTACACGAACACCGATACTACCTATCTCTGAATCTGGATTAGTAATGATTTCATCGAAAGCACTAGCGATAACATAACCACCTGAAGCAGCCATACCATCAACGTAAGCTACTGAGCGGATACCAGCCTCTTTAAGTTTAGACTTAACTAAGCGTCCCATCTCGAAAGCTCTATAAGCTTCACCACCAGGACTGTCAATAAAAGCTGTAACTAACTTGACTTTCTCTTTGCTAGCGATTATAGTGTCAATATCTTGGACTAAACCTTGATAGGAAACCATACCACCACCACATAAGGCTTCAATACCTGTAGGGTTAGCAAATACAGTGTTACCTCTAAGTTGTAATACAGCTACACCGTCCTCTATGATGAGGTCTTCCGTAGCTTCGTACTCACCGCTTAAGATTGCACTCTCATTGATAACATCTTCAGAGTTACGCTTATTAAGATAACTGAACATATTATCGAGAGAGGATTGTGTTACGATGTGTGGGGTGTCATACAACTTAGACGTAAGCCTGTGTAATGTACCAGCCATCATATCTCCTTATTGTTGTTATAGAGAAGACATGATGTAATCTCTTTAGTTGTGTAAATCATTAGGTTAAGACTCCATAGTATTCTCATTGTTTGAGGTACTAGAATCACCTTCACCGCCTGTCTTTTTACCTTCACCTGATGGTAGACCTTCCTTCAATCCACTTCCAGATTTACTCTGCATAGTACCGTCAGGATCATACCCCATATCTTCCCACAACTGTTCTTTAGTCATAGATTCCATATGTGAAGTATCATAGCCTAAATCTTTATGCCATCTAATGATATTCTCTTTAGAGCGTACTAGGGCATTAACAGCACCCATACGCTGTACAACCTTGGAAACGACATCTGGATTAGGTTCTGTAATAGAACCAGCTACCATGTAAGGCATCTCATCACTTTCGAGACGCATACCATTTAAGGCTAACATTGTAGGAATAAGCTTATTGTTAAACTGTTCTAGGATAAAGCTTAGGTCGTTCTGTAATAGTAATTCGTGGAAGGAAGCACCTGCCTCGCCACTACTGTAACTGTTTGAATCGTTATCTAGGAAACCTACACCGAACGTATCTAATATGGCTTTCCTACGCTGCTTAATCATCTCATCAGCATCATAGTTCTTACTGCCACCTTCAACACCTTTAATGGTCATGCTATAAAGCTTACCCTTAGAGTGTTCATCTACATCGGTAGGTACCATAAAGAATGCTTGAGAGTTGGCTGATATGTTAGCTGCATCTCTTTGCATTTGCTCTACGTAGGCTGCTTCAGGAGACGTTGGGTCTGCTGCAGCTTTATTCATTATATCAACAGGACAACCAATCTCGATAACACCACTCATATCTTTAGAGATACCAACAAGAGCTAAATCCTGTATTAAGTATTTCTCTTTCCAAGCTATATAAGCATGTTTGAATTGACTATCACCTGTAGGGTTTTCTGATTCAGAGTTGTAAGCGAAGTGTAACAGACGTTCAATAGGGATAGCAATATTGGTATCACTGTTATCCATTTCCATCCTAGTACCAAACTTCATAGCACCAAGCGTTGAACCGTCATCCTGCCAAGCTGTAGACTGTAAGATACCTAACAGTTTACGTTGGTCATCCGTAAAGACCCACTCTTCAATGGACTTAGGACTAATAGGGGATAACTTCTTAAGCTTCTTACCACCTTCCCATTTACCATCTGTAATAGTAGTGGGGACAATCTCTAAAGTAGAGAAGCCATACTTAGGGTAGGTAGTTACATTAGAGATTATATCATACCAGTCTTGTTCGATATTGGCATAGATATAATCCATCAACTCTTTAGCTTTCTTAGCCTTACCGTTACCGCTCTTACCTTCAGAGATAGTAGCCTTGCTTAGTGCAATCCATAACAGTGCTCGCTTAGTGTAGTAACCTTGAGAGACAGCATCATCATTAGCCATCTGGTTATACGTCTGATAAGCTCTAGGCCATTTTAAGTCTTTAATTTGTTCTTCATAGATATGCCCACCAGATACAGCTAAAGCAGGGTAGCTCTTCTGTTTAGTACTGAAACGACTAACTGGTAGGTTCTTATTTGATTTGGGAGTAGTGAGAGCTGATAATTCTTGCTCAACTTGAGGGTCTAACGGTTTGATGATAACATCTTTACCGTCTACCTTCTTGTGTATCTCTTCAGGGAGGTTCTCTGTACGAGAATGTTTATTCTTATTATTATTCCCACGTTTACGTTTATCATTTCGCAAGTAACTCAAGCGAGGTTCTCCTTATGTGTAGAACTGTGGAGGGTTCTTTGTAGGAATATTATTGTATGGGGGATACCTCTACGATTTCAGCTTCCAAGGATAGGCTTGAGAGGTGTATTGAATTCAGCGGAGTTTATTTGAATAGCAACTCTCCGAAAGCTACGATGGTAGGCATTGAAATACCGTGGTAGGCATTGAAATGTCAGGGTAGGTATTGTAATACCTTATATAAGCTCGTAGGAAGCGTTCTAAGAGGACTTCTCTTAAAAGTAATGCTACCCTATAGCTTTATTGTTTAAATGTTACTCCGTACATTATAACACGCTAATTTGATTCTGTCAAGCTTTTTCTTAAAAGAAATACAAATTAGGTTGTTTTGGTAGGAATTACTCTGCTTTGTTGAGTTTTAAAAGAGCTTAACACTAGAATGATAATCTGTCAAGCTTTTTCTTTGTAGGGAGGCTTATTTGTTTAAATTTTTATTCATGTTATAACTCTGAGGTGTTCCCACTGTGGATGTTCGGCCTACTTCAGAGCGTAACGTGTCAAGTCGAGACTTTGTAGATTGTGACGATGAAGGTAGGACTGGGGTGGGTATTGTTCTTTCTCTAAGTAAAGCTGCATAGGCTGAACTTGTAGCATCCACCCAATCATCGTGATACCCATTATTCTTATCACCATCGAAGTTTTCAAGCTCATTGTATAGAGCGTCTAGTACATCCTTATCGAATGTGCTTTCAACTATGTGAACGATACCAGCACCACAAGCTGCTACGAAAGGTTCAAACCTTAAACGTTTACTCTTGTTGAAAACTGAGGGGTCTTTCTTAACAATGAAACCTTCTGCTAGTAAAGCTTTAGAGGATTCTGTGAACTCGAACACACCAGCTTGTCCTGGATCTTGAGGTAAGATTATCATAGTATCTTCGCCATCTGATACAGACTGTGCGAGTATTGATTCTTCCCTTTGAGCAGTCTTCTCTCTAAACTTACCTTTCTGCAAACCGTCTTTATCTCTGACGTAATCACCTACAAGGTAAATGTTACCTTCAGAGTCTTTCTCCATTTTGACTGAAGCAGTGTAATCTGGATCTCTTGCATAAGAGCTTTTACCTTCTATATCAGGAGTGCTTGATGCCTTGTCCCAGGCCCTCACTGCCTTAGTGTTGAGTGGGCGCTTGGCTATCTTCTTGATTTGAAATCTATTGAATATCCCATTAGCTGCAGGTTGATACAACCAGTTACCATCTAAGAGCATAGCTGCATTTTGAGGGTCTGAGTTCTCTAAATCTTCAGCGTATGATTTGTTATTCTCTAACATGATAGGGTTATCTGTTATGGAAGATTTTACAAAGGTGTATGTTCGAGGGTTAGATTTAGGGTACTTCTTCTTAAGCTCTTCCTTAGTCCATGCTGTGTGTAGTTCACCTTTTTGGAATATAAAGTAACGTAGTTTCCCAGATAGGTTATCATCAGCTATGCCTGTAGGTAAAAGGTAAGGCATTATATACTTCAGTACCCATGACGATGGTGCTGGGTTTAGAGAGAGTCTTATAAAAGAGTTTACCTTAGCTTTACTTCTCAGACGAGTACGAAGATAATTTATCATCCACTCAGTGAAGTGTGTAGCTTCATCAATTCCTATATAAGTTACCTCTGCGCCCTGCCAGTTAAGCTCTATATCTTTCTCGTTTTCTGCATAAGAGAATTCTATAACAGCGCCAGCTCTGCCTTTATACGGGAAGGTTATCTTATACTTTTGTTCTTGTATACGAGCACCAGCTTTTAGGCTACCGTCAGGGTTATACAAGAAAGGTTTATACATCTCCTTAGCTTCTTTCCAAAGTGTTCTTTCAATTTGTTTTAATGTACGTCTAAATAGTACACCATAGAAGTCTGGATCATCTAAAGCATACTTTAACACTTCAAATAAAAGTGCCCAAGATTTACCTCCACCAGCCTAGAGGTTACGTTTTAAGGTTCGTTACACCTTCTCACATTACTATGAGTATCGGACTATATCTTAAATCACCTTATAGTGAAATCCCACCGTTTCGACTTCACTTGAAGCCTACTCTACCACGTTAATCTTTATAAGATCCGCTTCGATAGTCTCTGGACACATCCCTAATGGGACTTCGCTGCTGATTGACCTATAAGGTTTTCCAGCAATTAGATGGGTTTTTTTAAAGTGGAACCACTGGATTTACTAGCACCACCGTAGAACGCTAAAACAGTGCCATCTTCAGAACCAGAATCTCCTGGAGATAGCTTAGCGAATGTCGTTTGAGGTCCTTTCTGGGGAGAAATAACCTCTCGTTTTTTACTCATTATTTAGTTTCCTCAATTTCTTCTCTATTGTTTGGTAATGTAGTCCTAGCTCCCTGCTCTTCTTCCCTATGGTGAGATCTTCTCTCAGTAACACTTCAAGCATAGCGTCTGTCCATACTATGGCCTTATTCACTGTAAGTTTAAGCTCCTTCTTATGTTTATTGAATAGGCTTCGAGATATACCATACTTATCTTCAAAATACTTGAAAGGTTTACCCTCTTTGTACTCTGATATTATATCATCTGTAAGATCAAATTTAACCAAGCCTCCACTGCTGTTACGAACACCTCTGTCTAACTTAATATTGTGTTTCTTCCTAAAATCAGAAGCAGTTTCTTGGCTGCACCCTACTAGCTCAGCTGCCTCTCTTATCATTAAAGATGTATCTCTAAATATAGCTTCAACTTCATCGGTTATATTAAAACACATGTGACTGAAATCTTGTGGTAGGTTATCTATACCTAAATGTTTTCTTCGTCTACCCACAGTGTTTCTATCCCTATTTAGCATCTTCGCTATAGTTATATTATTATGTGTTTCAAACAGTTTATCTTGTTCTTCTGACCATTGGTGGTAGCTTGCACCTTCACCACCTAGTGATACATTATACCCGTTAGGTGATACTGAGTTGAATAATTGTATAGCTTCTATCTCTAATTGGTCTATAGTTTCAGCATCGCCTACACAGAGCAGCTCCATGCTGAAATTATCTGCACCGTACTTCTTAATGGCGCTATGTAATGCTGGGCAACCTTCTCTATTCTTATGTTGCTTGAATCTTTCTTCTGGTCTTATTGATACCCCAACGTACTTCTTCTCGTTAATATTATTATGTATTATATATAAGTATTTCATCTACCCACAATCCCTCCAACGC